GGCGTCGCTTTTATCGGGAAGCAGGCGCTCTCTGCCTTTGCGGACACTGAGCAGCTTAAGGGTGGCGTAGAGACGCTATACGGCGGCGTAGGGTCCGCCGGTGCAAATCAAGTCTTGCAGGACGCTAAGACTGCGTACCGAGAAGCAGGGCTCTCCGCGAATGAGTACATGGAGACGGCGACCAGCTTCGCAGCGTCTCTTACAAATTCGCTCGGCGGCGATACGGTAAAGGCCGCTCAGATGGCAAAGACCGCGATTGTCGACATGTCGGACAATGCCAACAAAATGGGCTCTGACATTGAAAGCATCCAGAACGCGTACAACGGTTTTGCCAAGCAGAATTTCACGATGCTCGACAACCTGAAGCTCGGCTATGGCGGTACGCAGTCCGAGATGCAGCGCTTACTCGATGATGCAAACCGCCTGAATAAGGCGCAGGGCAAAAATACCGATTACCAGATTAAAAACTATGCGGATATCGTCTCTGCAATCCACGATGTACAGACACAAATGGGCATCGCAGGCACGACACAGGCAGAGGCGGCAAGCACGATTTCCGGATCCATCGGCATGATGAAGGGCGCGTACTCGAATCTGATTGCGGGGCTTGCCGACGAAAACGCGGATTTGGGGCAGCTTTTCACGGATGTCGCAGACGCTGCGGGAACGGTCTTTAAGAACATCCTGCCGCGCGTTGAGCAGATTGCGGCGGCACTTCCGAAGGTACTTGTAAAGGCCGCGAAGATGCTGCAGACCGAAGTGCTGCCGAAGCTCACCACGGCCATGCAGCGCATGCTGACTGAGCTGCCGACCAGAGCCGCTGCCGCTGCACGCGATATTCTGCCGCGCGTCGCAGCCTTTGCGAAGACCTCGCTTCCGGCGATGCTGCAGACCGGCACTGAGGCTATCGGGAGCTTTATCTCCGGTGTGACCTCGGTGCTGCCGCAGGTCGGTGAGAGCGGTGTGCAGATGCTAACCGGCATGGTGTCCGGGGTTGCGTCGGCCCTGCCGCAGCTTATCCCGAAGGGCGTCGCAGCGGTCGGAGCACTGGTCTCCGGAGCGGCGCAAGGCATCCCGCAGATGATGAGAGCGGGCCTTCACCTAATCGGCGGGATGTTTCAGGGCATCGGCGCAGCTGTGCCCAGCATTATCAAGGCAGGCGGCGAAGTGCTCAAAAATCTGGTACGCGGCATCGTGGTGAATCTTCCGGAGCTCGGTAAGGCGCTTCTCGATGGTCTCCGCAGCATTCTCACGAATCTGCCGGGACTACTTTGGGACCTCGCAAAAACAGCGGTTTTCGCGCTGATTGACGGCGTGAAGGCCGGAGTTGACGACCTATCTAACGAGGGACACGGGGCGGGGCGGCAGATAGCCGATGACGTGGCGAGTGGCATCACGGAGGGCGCAGACGCTACGCAGGCAGCTGCGCAGGACGCTATGGACCGCAGTATCGCCGCTATGGTGGAGTCGGCACCGAAGGCAGAGGATATCAGCGCGGACATGCTCGCGGGCCTCGATGAGAGCCTTGCAGCGTATCAGCCGGACGTGACCGGGCAGGATATGCTTGGCAGTCTTGATCAGAGCATCTCCGGCTACACGCCTACTCTGCAGAGCACGACGCAGAGCGTGGTTGACTCGGCGGTCAAGGAACCCTTTGCAGCGGTCGACCTTACCGCGTCCGGCATGAACGCGGGGCTTGGCTTTGCGAACGGCCTCATGCAGTCGCAGGGCTTAATCCTCGCGAGAGCGCAGAGCATCGCGACGGCAGTCAAGAGCACAATCAACGCATCTCTCGACATTCACAGCCCGTCCCGTGTGATGCAGTGGTCGGGCGAGATGACCGGCGCAGGATTCGTGAAGGGCCTCGACCGCTCCGCGGGACAGGTGAGCGCAGCCGCGCAGAATATCACCACCGCCGTGAGAGGCGAAATGTCTCCGCGGTCGGTGGCTGCGGGACGCACGGTGCGAAATACGACCACGAACAGCAGCTACTCGCCGTCGTTCACGCTCAATATGAACGGCGCGGCTGCGACGGATACAAATCGGCGCAAGGTCGAGGGCTGGATCCGCGACGCAATGAACAGGACCTTTGAGGGGCTTAGCCGCTCCTCGGGTTACGCAATGGGGTAAGGAGGTAGAGAGTGGCATATTTAATCGGTTCACATAAGGTCTACCTCTTTGTCGAGACGGAGGAGACCGCGCAGGCGGCCTCCGCTTCGTCTCATGCGGTAGAGCAGGGCGCTGACATTACGGACCATGTGAAAGCAGAGCCCGAAGAGCTCACCGTCTCCGGAGAAATTGTAGGCAGGCAGTATCAGAGCATTATCTCGACTATAAAAAGCTGGGAGCGGTCGGGAGAGCTGCTCCGGTATGCCGGTAGCCAAACGCTCCGGAGCTGCATTATTCAAAGCTTCTCGCCGAGCTTCTCCGCGGAGGTCTCCGGCGGCTGTAAATTTTCGCTGAGCCTAAAGCGTATCCGCATCGCCGCCCCCGCGTATGTGGCAGCTGCGGATGTGCCGCGCGAAGCGCGCGAGACGGTAAGCCTCGGCATGCAGTCGGTCGAGGTGAACGACAACGGCGCGCGGTATCACACAGTAAAACCCGGCGACACTATCTACTCTCTGGTAAACGGTCCGTACCGGAGCGAGGGAAAAAGCTGTGAGGATATCATGGCTGCAAATCCCGAGGCTTTTTCAAAGCGCGGGGATTTCCGGACACTGAAAGTCGGTGCGCGGCTCAAGATGGGAGGCTGATATGACGGTACCTGATAGGCTCATAGTCGATAAAAACAGCATCCCGTGCGAGATGCAGATTGAGCTCGCGGGAGAGATTTTTAGGATCCGATTTGACTATAACGCCTTGCACGACTTCTTCACCGTGACTTTGTCGCGTCGCGGCAGGGTGGTCGTGTACAACGAAAAAATTGTCTACGGAAAACCGCTCTTTGCGTCCGTGTGGCTCGGAGATGGGTCTTACCCGGCGGTAGAAATTATCCCGCTCGACCTGACCGGCAGCGTGGACAGGGTAACCTGGGAGACCTTCGGCAAAGAGGTATTCCTTTGGATTGACAATGGAAAAGAGGCGCTTCGATGAGCGGCAGTAAGATAGGACTTAGCGCGCCGCGCAGGCGCACACCGCAGTCAGAACTTGCAAAAGCCGTCCGCATGATGGGCGCTGCGGCAGGACAGGACGCAGCCAAAGGGCTTTTTGGACAGTCGGTCACCGTCTCGATCGGCGCGACTACGCTCTCATCCGAGGCGGGCTATGACATCCATTTCGAAATCCCTTTTGACAGCGATACCGAGGTGAATGAAAGCATCGTAACGATTTTCAATCTCTCGGTGTCGACGCTTGCGCGCCTGCAGGTCGGAAGCCCTGTGAAAATCACTGCGGGGTATAAGCGCGATTCGGTCGGAGAGGTGCTTTCCGGAAAGATTAAAGCGGTCCGGAGCTACTGGGACGGCCTCGACTATGTGACAGAGCTCACAGTCACAGACTACAGAGGTGCGGCCGATCAGGAGCTACAGGACATTGCCTTTGGTGCAAACACCTCTGCGACTGTGATTTTACAAGACCTAATCACTCGGCTCGGGATTCCCGTCGCGGCTTTTCAGCCCGCGCGGGACTATGTTTTTGCCTCGCCGATTAAAATCACAGGCTCGCTCATGGACGCAATCGGCAAAATGGCATCCGCCTGCGGCGTGAAAGCGTGGATATGTAAATCCGCGGTGTATGTGTGCCCGATAGAATCCGCAATTTCCGAGGGATATTTTGACCTTGGTTCTGAGAGCGGGCTATTGTCCGTGGAGCCGTGGTCTGAAATAAAAGATGTGCGGCTCACAAAGAATTCGCTCTCTGTCGGGAGCGGGTCCGGAGAAAGCGGCGGAACGAAATCCGCCACGATTTCGGAAGACAAGCCGGAGGAAAGCGGCGCGGCTGCGCCGGACGAAAGCGCGGCGGCCTTCACCGATGCGGTTTTTGGTATTTCCGCAAAGATGCTCTTTCAGCACCGTATCTACACCGGCTGCACGGTGCAGATTTCGTCCAGGACAATCTCCGGCCGATTCAAGGTGCTGGAAGGCAAGCACACAAAAGATGATGACCAGATGACTACAGAAATCAAAGCGATCCGCGTGGAGGGGTAAATGTCAATTCAATCGAATTTAAGCGGCATTTTAAGCCGCTCCGGAGAGGGACTGCATACCGCTTTCACGGCAAAAGTCCTTGCGTCGGACGGCGCGACCGCAACGGTGCGGCCGCTTTACAGCCCTTCTGGTGTGCCTGCGGTGCCGCTGGAGGGCGTGCCGATACCGCGGAGCGTCCGGAAGGCTGAGACCGTCACCGAAGCGACGGCAGACGGCCCCACGCACTGGACAAAGCTCACACCGCCCGAGGCGGGCGATATCGTGCTCTGCGTATGCACGGAGCATGTGCTCGGCGATTCATGGCGCGGTGGCAGCGTGTCGCGTGTGGGCGATATGCACCACCAGATGGGTGACGCGGTGATCGCCGCGATTTTCTGAAAGGAGGCATAATGATTAGCTTTTCGCTGACAGACACAGCGCCGTATGACCTCCGGATAGAGGACAACGCAGTACAAATGGCGCGGGACGAAGTGCTTCTTGCAGAGAAGCTTCAGGCCGTATGGTCTACGAACCGCGGCGAGTGGTCCTTGAATCCGCGTGAGGGTATCCGTTTTTCGGAGATTCTTAGGAAAAATCCGGATGAGGACAGCATCCGTCTGGAGCTTGAGGAAGCGCTGGAGGCGATCGACCGCGAAGCAGAGCTCGCGGATTTTTCGCTGCATGTAGACAGCGCCTCTCGGCACGCGGTAATCATGGCGACCGTCCGAGCGCATGGCAAGGACTTTGACGTGCCGCTCGAGGTGGAGGGAGGTGAATAATGCCTTTTACAAGGGAAGGGTATCACAGGCTAACCTATGCGGAATGGCTTAAGCGCGACATCGAGCTCGCGCGGCAGCTCTTCGGAGAGGATATTGACACAAGCGAGAGCACGCCGCTCGGCAAGTACATCCGCTTAAGCTGTGAGGACAAGCGCGACATCGGGGAAGAGATGGAAGATATTTATCAGTCTTTTTGCTATCTCACGGCATCCGGTGCGGCGCTCCGGAAGCTCTGCGCGAATCTCGGCGTGACAATCTCGGTCGGAAGCCCCGCGCGGCATAGCGTGACGCTTACCGGCTCTCCGGGTGCGCGCGTCCCTGCCGGTACGAAGGTCGCGACCGCGGATAAAACGCTGGTTTTTCACACGATTAACAGCGTCACACTGGCAGGCGGCAGCGCCGAGGCTGAGGTGGAGTGCGATACGCGCGGGACGGTCGGAAATGTCGCTGACGGCGCGATTACGACCACCTACTACTCGAGTGCCGTGCTGACCGGAGTAAGCAGCTCACGCCTCACCGTACCCGGCACAGACCCCGAGTCCGATGCCTCGGCGCGGAGAAAGTACGAGGCCGCGCTTTCCTCGACCGGCTCCGGAACCTATAGCGCGGTCATGGCTGCTGTCTATCAGGTGCAGAGCGTCACGCAGGTGCAGATTGAGAGCAATGACACGATGCAGGAGCAAAAAGAATCCGGGCTTCCGGCAAAGTCCTTCCGCGTGTCTGTGCTCGCAGACCATGCCCGGGCGAATGACATCGCCGCTGCTATTTTCAAGAGCAAGCCCTTCGGGGCTAA